TGCATAGTCTCCATATTCCAATCTAACTTGTCCAGCAAGAAGTCTTTTTAAAGCACTTTTTTTCGTTGGATTATTTGGATCTTTAGCAAGTTCTGTTTGTGCTTTATTTATTTTTTGTGCCTGTCTAGACTCGGCTCTTTTTATTGCTTGTTCTAATAATTTTCGACTTTCTGGACCGAAATCTTTTTCTGTTAAATCGCCACCAACTCCCATTAAAGATCTAAGATATACTGCCGCAGCATCTCTATATGTTTGTCTTCCAAGTCCCCTGAAAACATTTGATTTATCATTTCCAAATCCCTCCGATGTTTTAGGTCCAGGTGATCCAGATGGTTTATTGGAAGGTGGTTGTTGATTGGAGGATGGTTTATTACCACCAAATCTTTTATTATATTCATATTGCAATCTTCTTCCAATAGTTCCAGGAATTCCACCACCTCTTTGCCCTTGGTCTTCTGATGGTGGTTTATTAGATGATGATTGATTACCACCGCCATCAAAGATTTTATCAAATTCATATTGTATTCTTCTTCCAATAGTTCCTGCAAGACCACCTCCACCACCAGATGAACTCGGTGATGACCCCCAAGTTTGTGGTTCATCTACATCATATCCAAACATATGTTTTATAAATTTTTTGATAGAATCAATACCCCCACCACCATAATTACCAGATCCTATTAATCCACCACCAGCAGCATAGGTGGTTCCACTCATAATCTTGGGTTTATTAGTTCCTCCTCCAGCAGCATTCATCGCCTCCAAAGTATCTACGCCATACTTAGAAACAGCGCCACGAGACATGACAAACTCACCATCACTAAGCATCGCAGGAACTTTATCAACTCCTTTTTCACCGCTCACATATCCATTTGCCAGTCCACCACCACTAAATCCATATGACTTAGTTTTACCCGTTTGTAGATAAGAAACTTGTTCGTCAATTTCAGAACCTTTGCCTTGAAGTTTCTCAAAGAAATTTAAGTTTGCCTTTTGTTGTTGAAGAGACTTTATCTTATCTTCTTTACTTCCTGATTGTTTTGATGTTTGCCTTTCTTGTTGATTGACAGTTCCAGGGAACATCGCAGGAACTGTTGCCCCAGCAGTAAAAAGTCCTAGTCCTATACCAGCAGGACTTTTTATAAATTTAAGAAGTTGTGGTATAGCGACTTTTCCAATCTGGAATATAAACCTACCAACAAGACCTACTGTTCCTCTAATTAATTTACCAAAACTTGTTCCAAATAAAATATAAGATCCAAGTAAAGCAGGCCACCAATCTTTAACGAAACGAATGATTGATTTGACCTTACTTGCATTGGTAGGATCACCTAACCACTCTACAAGTTTATAAACAATTCTGCCCATTATAACAGTAGTAAAGAATTGAATAATTCTATCAAGTAACGATTTTACAGGTGCTATTATTTTCTCTGCTGCTTTTTTTAATCCTTCGAATCTTTTTTCTAATTTACTTTCTACAAGACCTCTTTTTTCTTGCTCTGCTTTTCTTTTATCATAAGAAGAAGCATCATCACTTATCTTCCTTTGCTGCTTTAAAGTTTCTGCTATAGAAACAATAGCAGAAGTTATTGTAGATATACTATCCCCTAAACCTCTAGATAATAGAGAAGCACTAATAGCAGTTCCTGGTAAAGATTTTGCTGAGGATCCACCAATTAATCCCCTTACACTACTAATACTAAAGGATCCAGAAGATATTTTCTTCTTCTTAACTTCAAATCTACCGCCGTCTTTTTTACTCCTAACTCTTTTATATTCATCAGTTAATAGCATAACCTCTTCAGTAGGAATTGTTTTTTTGGTCATCCTACTCTTGACCATTGCCTCTTTAAGAAGAGTCAAGTAAGTTTCATAATCAAGGTCAAAAACATCCTCAAGCCCAATGAGACTCAGTATCCTACTGTCAATTTCCTCTTTTGGATTAGAAATGGGCATTGGTCATCTGCTGTTTTTGTTTTAACTCTTCTTCTTCAAGATGCTGTTGTAATAATGTAACGTATATGTCCCTTTCCCAAGGAATCATATTTTCAATTTCCCATAATGAATATTTATGGTACTGCATTAACGAAAAATTAAGTTTGAAGTAATTCTCAAGGTCCATATGGACCATACTTATGCGAAAAAACTTGCTAACCCTTCTAGCACCACTTCACTTTCAATTTCTGTTGCTGGATTTGTCACCTTGATTGTATGAGAAAGTTTTGGCATCGTCTCAAAGAACTTCTCAATATCTTTAAATTGAGAAGAATTCATCGACTCTAAGAAGTCTGCCATTTCTTTTTTAGTTACATCACCAGCAGTCCAAACTTCTTCTTCAGTAAAAATTTTATCAATACAGGATGCGATCAATTCAAACGATTGATCCATTGCATTTTTATCACTAAAGTCAAAATTACTCTTAATGAACTGATCTAATGATGGATACTTCATTTCCATCATAATAGAATCATCAAGTTTGATTCTATTTGAATGCTCGTCATTTTTTTGAACTTGAATATCATCCAAATTAATTTTTACCGGAACTTGAGTCTCGCCGTCATCAGGACAGATAATATTAACTTCAAGTTCTTCTCCAACAGACTTGCCACGAATATTTAGGAACAAATATTCAATGTCAAAGGTTGGAAGAGATTCTACTTTGATATTTTTGGTAAGAATACAGTTCTTGATAACTGTCTTAATTGCTGTTGTAATCTGCTTTGTATCTTCACTCTCTAAAGCAATAACCAGCAACTTTTCTTCTTTAACTAAAAAGGGTCTGTATTGAATTGTTTCTTCTGTTGAAGGCAATTCAAGTTCATAAGTTGGTGTAGAAATCTTTGGTAAAGGCATAATGTCCTATAGAAGTTTTCAGGTGTGATTATTTATGGGGGATGGACAGAAGAGGAAGTGTCCAATTCCCCTTGACTTCCACACAAAAAAGCCCTATTATAAATGCGTAGTCAAAACAAACCAAAATCAATCATGATTAAAAACATCGGTCTTGTGCTCGCTGGAATTGTTGGAGCAACAGCAGTTCCCTCAATTGCATCCACTGCGGGAGAATATGTTTCAAATTCCAATACAAGTCCAATTGCTTTGACTCCCGGACAAGTTGAATTCATTCGACAATTTGATGTTGCAACAGGAAAGAACTTTAGTGGACTGGCTGCAACTCCTGGAGCATCTACAATTATCAAAAGTGCATCAATAGCTTGTGGAAACGTAGAATTTCAAAAACAATTTGCAATTTCTGCAGGGGCAAATAAAAACCAAGCACAATATGCTTCAGACAAATTCGAAAATCTGTTTTGTCAAAATAAAGTCTGATAATCAAGAGGGTCTTAATGACCCTCTTTTTTTTATCTTGCTAAAGGACCTATGTTTCTTCCAACATAAGGAAGTCCAGACTCAACTGGCCTTTAATTGGAATTAATGGCATTAATTATTTCTTCACCCTCATATACCTGAAGGGAATTGCCAGAAGATAATGCATTCTGAATGCCCAACCCACCAGTGGTATCTATACCAAATTGTTGGTTAGCAAACTGATCATAAGCAGCAGTATTAAATCCTGCTTGTTCTAATGGATTATTCAACGATGTCTGGGGATTTTCTGATTCTGGTGCTAGAGATCCATCCATACTTTCAATATAATAACGAGTATAAGTAAAGGATACAGTACATTTTAATAAAGATGAAGAATCATAAGAAATCGGCATAGAGGATACACTAATTGGATATGCATTTAAAAAAGTATACACAAGTCTATTCCGATAATCTTTTTCAAATTTTGTAATACTGAATTCGCTTCTATATTCTTCAGGATACCTAACTGTATAAAAATAATTTGGATATTTTAATCCCTTCCTTCCATCCTTCCCATCGCTTATACTTTCACTTACAATATACTTTATCCAAGTTTCAAAGAATTTTATTGCAGTATATTTTGTATCGACATAAAAGGTTAAATCAATTCTATCATCATAGATTCTTCTGTATGCGTGTCGTTCAGTAACTCCAGTATAATCGTTATTAATCTCAGTGGTTGCTAAACTAGATCCAGGCAAAGTAGCTTCACAACAAGCCAACTGCAAGTCAGACTGGTCACTAGAAAAAACAACACCATTCTTTTCCATTATTATATTAAAATCCCCAGCATTACCCTTGGGAATCGAAAGATACAACTCATAATGAGAAGTTAATGCTGGTTTCAGCAAAGAACTTTTAATTTGAGATACACTTCTTGCTGTTGGCGTTGGTGCTGCCATCTATAAATACTTTTTGACCGTATATATTATGTAGTAAGGATAATGGCAGAAAGTATTAAAAGTATCTACAAACCTTCTTATCCAGAAAAATATAAAGGTGATGCCAATAATATAATTTGCAGAAGTAGTTGGGAAAGACGTTTCTGCTATTGGTGCGATCACAATCCAAGTATAATTTCTTGGGCATCTGAAGAATTTTGCATTGGTTACGTGTCACCAGTTGATAATCGTACTCATAGATATTTTCCAGATTATCTAATCAAAGTTAAAGAACAATCTGGTCAAATCAAAACATATGTAATAGAAGTTAAACCAAAGAAACAAACAATACCACCAAAACAAAAATCAAGAGTAACTAAATCGTATCTGCACGAATGTAGAA